GGCGACCCAACGGTAATGGCCGCCGTGGAGCCGATGCGGGCGAAGTACGAGATGGAGATGGCCCAGTACCAGCAGGCCATGGCCGAGTACCAGCAGAAAATGGCGGCCTACATCGGCGAGATGAGGATGCGGCGTGAGGGGCGCGAGACCCGGAAGCGGTTTTCCGAGACGATGGAAATCCTGATCGGGAAGTCCTGGACGCTGGCCGAACTGAAAGAGGAGGCCCGCGCGACCGTAGGCGGAACACTGACAACCAGCCTGGGCGTGCTGAAAGCGTCCTGGCAGGAAGATCAGGGCATGGACCCGCTGTCGATCAAGCAGATCAACTCGTTGCAGGAGAACATCGCCCGCATCGACGCGCTGAAGCTGAAGATGGCCGACAAGCCGACCGAGGAACTGGATCGCCTGAAGCAGCAGCTTACCGAGGAAATATCGGCGCTGAACGCGGCCACAGAGGTCGTTACCGCGCGCGGCCTGATCATCGACAACCTCGCCACCGAGGACATGACCTACCCGATCGGCGTGACCCGGATCGCGAAAACCTCCTCGTTGCCGTGGCAGGCGCATCGCGTGTTCATGACCGTGGATGCGGCGAAGGCGAAGTTTCCGGACGTAGCGAAGTGGAACGTGGGCGTCGATGGCTCGCCGAAAGAGGATTGCTGGGCGAGCGCGACACGCTACTCCCAGCGCAAGCCGCGCGCCCGGGTGATCGTTCCCGAGGAAGGCCACCCCGGCATCGCGATCGCGAACGAGGCCGATGCGTCTCAGTTCACGACCAGCGGTGACGGGAAAACGACGGAGATGGTGTCCGACGGCACCGGCGACTTCCTGTGCTTTCACGAAATATGGGACAAGTCGGCTGGCATCGTTCGCTACGTGTGCGAGGGCATGCCGCGATACGTGCGCACCCCGCACGCCCCTGAAATCGCCACCACGCGCTTCTACCCGTTCTATTCGATGGCGTTCGTGGAGGCCGACGGGCAACGCTGGCCGCAGTCCCTGGTGCAGCGATCCTACGGGCTGCAGGACGAGTACAACGCTCGCCGGTCGTCGTATAAGCGGCAGCGCACACGAAACAAGCAGGGCATCATGGCGAACGCCGCGATGCTGGACAAGGACGAGGCCGACAAGGTGAAGAAGTCGGTGGACGGGGAGATTACCTACGTCTCCACGGTCAACGACGCTCCGATCCAGAACGTATTCATGGCAAAGCCCGTCGTCCAGATGGATCCGGCGCTCTATGAGGTCGATTCGATCCGCCGTGACTTCGAGGAAATGTGGGGCATCCAGCAGGCGCTTCAGGGCGGGATCAAGGTCGAGCAGACAGCCACCGAGTCGGAAATCCAGCAGCAGGGGTTCTCCACGAAAACCGCGTTCATGCGCGAGCCGCTGGAGTCCGTGCTGCAGGAGCTGGGTGTGGCGACGGCTGAAATACTGTTGCAGCGCCTGACGCTGGCTGATGCGCAGACGTATGCCGGCCCCGGCGCGGTGTGGCCCGAAGCTGCGTCGGTGTCAGACCTCGCCTCGCTGGTGTCAGTCACGATCAAGGCTGGATCCACTGGCAAGCCCAACACCACGGCCGAGCGAAACGCCTGGTCGCAGATTTACCCGCTGGCGACCGAGACGATCAAGGAAATTGGTGCGCTGCGACAAGCTCCACCGACCGAGGTTGCCGACAAGCTGCAGCGTATGCTGGATATCACCCTGCAACTGGCCGGATCCAGCGTGACCACCGAGGAAATCGTGCCGATGGAGTCCATGCCGTCGCCGCAGCCGCAGGAAGGAATGCCAGGCGCTCCGGCCGAGAATCCGATGCCCGCTCCCGAACCGATGTCCGATACCCCCGCCGGCCCGCCCGGCCCTATGATGTGAGCTGACCATGCCTGATCCCGTCGCAACCCCGCCGGCTGACGCCCCGGTGCTACTGAATGATGCGCAGATTGCCGATGAGGCTATCACCCGTGGACTGGAGGCCGCCGAGGCCATCGAGCCGTCCGTGGCCCCGCCTGCCGAAGTTGAGGGTAGTGACGAGCCCCCTGCCGAGGAAGCGCCCGCAGAGGAGCCGCCAGCCGAGGAACCCCCGGCCGAAGTGCCTCCCGCCAAAGAGCCGCCTGCCGAAATCCCGCCGGAGGACATGACCGACGAGCAGCGCGACGAGCATGACGCGAAGGAGCTGGGGTTCAAGAACCAGCGCGCGAACAAGGAATTCAAGGCCATGCGCGCCGAGTTGCGCGAGTTGCGGCCGCTCCAGGAAAAGCTGGCCGACGTTAAGCCTATGGCCGAGCGCTGGGGCAAGGTGTACCAGTATTGCCAGAGCAACGACATCGACGCGGACAATTTCGCCGCCGGCATGGCGATGATCGCCGGGACCAAGAGCAAAGACCCCGCGATCATGCTGAAAACGATCGAGGGGCTGGAGTGGGAGGCCGACCGCCTGCGCAAGAAGATGGGCGTGGCTGGCGGGAAGTATGACCCGCTGACCGAGCCTGACAATGCCGACCTCGCTCGTGCCGTGGAAAACGAGGAGATGACCCCGCAGTGGGCGCAGAACCAAGCCCGGCAACGCGCTGAGCTGAACCACCGCACGCAACTGGAACAGTCGCAGCGGCAGACGCAGACCGAGCGCGAGACGCTGAATCAGTCTCGCAGTCAGGCGATCAGCGAGTTGGACGCCATCGGCGCCGAGTACGCGAAGCTCGATCCCATGTACCAGGCCAAGTCCGATCTTCTGGTGCCGATGCTGCAGCCGATTTTCGCCCGCCTCCCGCCGACCGAGTGGGCTGCGGCCTTCCGACAGGCGTACAGCGAGTTCAAGATGCCCGCCGGGCCTGGCTCTGCGCATGTGCCACCGTCGGTTCCGCCGTTGCGTAATCAGCCGCTTCGACCGACTGCTAGCGGCATGCAGGCCAAGCAGGTACAGAACGAGAATGACGTATTCGAGCGAGCTCTGGCTGCCGCTGCCGCCATCGACGGTGTTCCGCATCGCCAACCCGCTTGACATCGCGGTAAACGCATCGTAACGTTTGCGGCGTTGGCATCCCCAACGCCGCTATAGACCTAAGCCGGGCTGGTCGCCGGTAGCGCACATACAGAGCATTGGCGCGGCTCGCAAGCGGATAGGTTCACTCCTTTCCTTCCTTTCGAGACCACCACCATGCCTTTCAATGCGACGCAGATCGAGCAAATCGGTCACTACGCGATCGACCTCTTTTCCCGGAACGATCCGGTCGATCAGGTCAACACTGCCCACCCGTTCTACTCCTGGCTGACCCAGCACAAGGTGGAGGAACCGGCCGTCGGCCAGTTCTACTCCGAGAACATCTACATCTCCAACGATTCCAACGGCCAGAACTACTTCGGCGCCGACCAGGTTTCGTACAACAGCCGCGATCCCGGCCGTCAGACCCAGTGGGCCTGGTACAACTACCACAACGGCTTCGGCTTCGATGAAGATACCCTGCGCGCTGCGGGCATCATCAAAACCGATAACCGCGAGGCCGTGGCTTCCGGCGCCGAGAAGTCGATCCTCATGAACCGCCTGAAAGCGGCCTACATGACCCTGAAAAAGGGCACGCAGGAAGATCTGGCGATCGAGTTCCTGTACGACGGTACCCAGTCCACCAAGGCTGTCCCCGGCGTCGGCAACATCATCTCGCTGACCCCCGCCACCGGTATCGTCGGCGGCATCAACGCGGCGACCAACTCCTACTGGCAGAACAACACCAGCCTGGGTATCGTCCACACCACCCCGACGGCCGGCAACATCAATGCCGCGCTGAAGGCCCAGTGGCGCGCGGTCACCCGCTTCGGCGGCGCTCCCCCGACCCGTATCTTCGCCGGCCAAGCGTTCATCACCGCGCTGGAAGAAGAGAACCGTGCCATCAGTCACCTCAACGTGACGATGAACAACAGCGGATCGGGCACCAGCTACGACGGCGGTGTGGCGACGACCAAGTTCGACGGCATCCCGGTCATTTGGGATCCGACCTTCGAGCTGCTGGACGCCAAGTACAGCCCGGCGACCCCGTACACCAAGCGTGCGTACATGGTGTCCGAATCGGCCCTGACCCTGCGTCCGGTGACCGGCTTCTGGCAGCTCGATCGCAACCCGCCGCGCGTGTATGACCGCTATGTCCACTACTGGGCGCGCACCAGCTCGTACCGCCTCACCACCAACCAGCGCAACGGCTTGTCCGTGCTGACCATCGCTTAATCGGAGACCGCACACATGACCATGATCAAAGCACTCCCCGATGTCGCGGTGGCTGTCACTGGCGCCCTGGCGGGCGTGGAACTCGGAGAAACGCCGTGGTTCCCCGGCGCAAATGCGACGCTGGAGTTCAGCGCTGCTCCCGCCGGCGCCATCTCCCTGCTGGTGCAAGGTAGCCCGACCGGCGTGACCTCGCCGGACAGCTACACGACCATCCGCACGCTGGTGGCTGCCGATATGAAGTCCGGCCGGGTCGAACTGTTTGACCTGCCCGCCTTCATCCGGTTGAATGTGAGCGTGGCCGGTACGGCCGCGACCATCTCACCCGTCCTGCGAGGTACCCAATGATGTCGAAAGATCCCGACAACGTAGTGAATCCGGTGCCAGCCGAAGGTAAGACCATGCTCCCCGTTTTCGAGGTGCTGGTCGAGCGCAGCAACCAGGAGACGATTTCGACCGAGGTATTCGAGTTCGAGATTCCAGTCCTGAAAAAGCTGCACGGCGAGGAGCGCGTCCAGGTGGGTGAACATACCTACGACGCAGAGTGCGACAACGATGCCAACGCGGTGTTGCGCACGCTCCGATCGAAGTACAACCAGAAAGGCGGCCGTGATGTCGTCGAGCCGGTGTACCGCGATGCCGACGAACTGGCGAGCAAGTCCGGCCTGGCGAAGTCCAAGAGCCTCAAGGCTCGCGTGGAATCCGAGCAGACCGACAACCGCAAGAAGTCCAAGTAAGCCCACGGAGGGCGGCCCAGCGCCGCCCTCCTTCTATCCGGAGCCGCCGTGGCCGTAGTCCTTTCCCGCGTCACCGGATCGCCGCAACTTGGCGCAATCGGCGAAACGCTCCCACTGATCGTGCAGGCAACCGACGGCGTTACGACGCCTGCTGGGCTGACGATAGACTGGGCCGTGACCAGTGGGGATGCGACGCTATCCTCACCAACCTCTGTCACCGCTACCGGCGGACAAGCGACGGTGAGCGTTACGTTCGGTACAGAGCCATCTACGATTACCGGGACGTATGCAGTTACTGCCTCCTCAGTCTCCTGGTCACTGACATCCGAAGTCAACTACAACTGCGCCTGCGACGACGTATTCGAGACGCGCACGCTGCTTCAGATGCGAACCTACCTCGCCATTCGACTAGGGATGGCCTCACAGATCAATGGACTAGCTCCCGGCGTCGCGCTGGAGCTGGGCAGTTTCTTGCGCGATGCGCAGGAGCAGATTTACGAGCAACTGAAGCTCAACCGCATGTCGCGGTATTTCACCTGGCAGCTTGAGCCGGGCGTCCGCTTCTACGACTTCGCAGCCAATCTGTACCAATGCACGAAGAAGCTCAACCCCGACATGCTGGAGTGGGTCGGAATTTCGCAGGACGGAAATTTCTGGCGCCCACTGGTCGCCGGCATCAATCCGGCCATGTACTACAGCGACGTGACCGGCTGGCCGCAGTATTACGCCATCCGCCAGTGCATCGAGGTATGGCCGACGCCGCAGGACGCCACTTGGCAGCTCCGCATCCTCGGTCAGTTCGGCCTGATGCCGCTGGAGGCCGAAACCGATTCATGCACGATCGACTACCGCATGGTGCAACTGTTCGCGCTAGCAAACGCCAAGGCCCATCGCGGCCAGCCCGACGCGGCCAACTACATGCAGCAGTATCGCGCTCTCGCAGGCAAGGTGGTGGCCGGACAATACGGTCTCACTCGATTCGTACCCGGCGCCGAAGAAACCGCGCCACCGCCTTTGCCAATACTCACTGGCTACCCTGGCGATCCATGAGGCAGTTCGCGCTCACTACTGCGAAAGGTGGGATAAACCGCTTGCGGGACAAAGGGGGAGCGTCGAAAGACAGCCTCTACGACCTCGTAAACGGCTACGTCACGCAGACGAATTCGATCAAGCCGCGGCCCGGCACTCGCCGTGCGTACTCGCTACCGGCGGGCACGAAAGGCATGTGCGCGTTCCACGAAAAGTTGCATGTGTTCTCCAGCGATGTCGTGACCTCCTCCGATGCGATGGTGGTGATAGACGTATTGCGGCACCCGGACAGCCCGCTGTTGCCTTTGCTTGAAATCCATTTCGCAGCCCCCTTCCTCGGCTACCTCTATGTCGTGGCAGAATGGCTCAATGGCGACGTTTACCACTACTGGCTGCAGGAAAATGGCGCGTGGCAGGCTAATCACGTCTATCTGGAAGGTGAAGTGATCCAGCCGACGATCCCGAATGGGTACGCCTACGAGGCGACGCGCCTGAATCCGGCCGCTGGCGTCTGGAAGGCGCTGGAGCCTCGCGCAGTGGGTGACATCGTGGAGCCGACCGTTGGAAATGGATACCAGTACGAAGTCATCGACACGGTTGGCCTGAACCCGGCTTCTGGCACAACGGAGCCGGCGTGGGTCGCCAGCGATGGCTCGATCGTGTACGAGGACGCCAGCGGAGGGGCGGGCACGACCACGCCCACCACAGGTACGCCGACAGTGCCTCCTGGCGTGTCTGACCGGTACGGCTCTGGCGTGGAAGCGGATCGTGGCGGCGATGTCAGGAGTGAGCAGTAATGGCTACTGACCAGTGGAAACCCGGAACGCTTTACCCGACCGGATCGCTGTGCGTCCCGACGAATCCACAATCCGGATCTGATCCCGCGATTCCCAACGCTAATTTCGAGCTGGGCGATCAAGACTGGACAGCCACTTCCGATCCGGGGGCAACGACCGCGATTGTCAACGAGCCCGGATATGACGGTGCGTGGTGCGTTAAGCATGTAGGTACGGGTGAGGATGCAGACGGGTCAATCGTGGGCGATACCTACTACGAGTGCATCCCCGGCCAGAACATCCCAGCGCGGTGCTACGGCAAGATAACTACTGGCGGGAACGGCGCCAGCTTCTCTTGCGTGATCTTCTGGTACACCGACGCCTCGGTTTTCATTTCCACCACGGTCGGAACCGGGGTAACGAAGGGCTCTGGTACGGGATGGCGGCAGGCCACGGTGTCGGCGACCGCCCCTGCCGGAGCTTACAAGGCGCGCATCGGCGCCTTCATGAACTCCAGCTCCGGGGCCACATCGACCATCTATGTGGACACGTTCTCGTGGAGCTACGTGTCTCCGGCTCCAGTGGGGCTTATCTACAAAGCTGTGCAGCCGACTATCGGCACCAGCGACGCCGAAGAGCCGGTGTGGCCGCTTACTGTCGGCGTGCAAGTGACCGACGGAACGGTGATCTGGGAAGCCATGATCGGCACCCGCGTTACTTGGGAAGCGTCGCCCATCCTGCTTTCAGGAGCTACTGAGCCGACATGGCCGGAAGAAGTAGGAGACTTCGTTGCCGACAATACGATTTCATGGAAAACCGTTACGCGCCAAGTCACGGAAGCCCCGCAGTCGAAAATCGTAACGATTGCCTCGTCCAAGGTGTACGCAGGCGACGGCGACATCACGCGCTACAGCGCCACGGTCAACCCGCTGGACTGGACGACGCCGGATGATGCGGGCTACCTGCCGACGGGACTGAACCAATTCGGATCGAACCGCACCGCCGTCCTTAACACGTACCGCGGCAACGTGGTGAATTTCAGCGCCAGCACGTTTGGCAACTGGCAGGTGGATCCAGACCCGGCCAACATCACCCTGCTGGACAGCATGGAAGGCATCGGCAGCACGTATCAGCAGGCCGCTCATCCGGTTGCCAACGATCTGTTCTACCTGTCGCCGCTGGGTGTTCGCACTGTTGGTATCGCGGCGGGAACGTCGAATTTGGCTGCTGGGGATGCTGGGGCGCCGATTGATCCGCTGGTGCAGGCGGCGCTAGTTCCTACTGGGGTTAGGCCTTTGGGCGCCTACTATCCGAATGAGGGGCAGTATTGGCTGTGCATGCGGCCGCCGTTGCCTGAGGTTGAATGGCCGACTATTACGGGGGATGCGCCGGATGGATCTTTGCTGGAGGAATACACCCCGTTTCAGTACACGATCACACTTGGCGATGCGCCCCTGAACAGCGTGTATGTTTCTGACGGTAGCCTTCCTCCGGGGCTTTCCCTAAGCGGGACCGGTCTGCTGACTGGATCGCCGACGAGCATTACTGGATCTCCATTCGAGTTCACCGTCACGGTTCAGGACGAGAACGGGCTGACCGATAGCGTTGACGACTCTATCGCTGTCACTATCGAGGGGGCAATTCCGATCCCAACCGTTATGACTCTGCTCTACTTCATCTCCGGTGGCGGCGCGACTAACATCGCAAGCGAGCTTCTGGTGAATTCGTTCCCAGCGGTTACCGACACGACCGAGCCGTGGGCGCGTATTTTCGTGCAGGCACACACTTCTGACGGAACAATCAATGTTCCACCAGAAACGCGGAATATCATCTATAACGAGATAGATCAGGGCGGCGATGTGTTCTGGGATAGCGGATGGTTCGGCAATCCTGCCCACCAATCCGATATGGAAACTGCGCTGGGAGTTGCTGGGTTATCCGCCTACTCCGGGACGATTCAGGACGACATGCCGCCAGTTATTTTCGGCACCTACTGGTCTTTCCTGCGTGCCTCCGATCCGTTCGTGCTTCCGACCGACTTTGCCACCTATTCCGGCCGGTCTATCGAATACCGCTACGGATCGCGGTTTGACCTTCGTGTCTCTGTGGAAGTCCCCGACCCCGCCGAACTTCCCGTTGGCGCGGTGAAGCTGGACGCCTATCCCGGCTATTACGAAGCGGACGGGCAACTCTATGTGTGCGACTGGACGCCGACATGACCACAGAAACCTTCGTCTACACCATGAACGAACTAGGCAGTCGTGGCGCCTGGAGTCGATACGTATTCCCGTGGGCAATCGAGGCGCAGGCACAGCTCAATAACGACCTGTACCTACGTTCTGGCGACACGATCTACATCATGGATAAGTCGCGGCTGGAAGATCAGGACGAAACTGGCGCTGACGTACCAGTCGATATGATCATCCGCTGGCCGTACCTCGAATTCGGCGCGCCGGGCATAACGAAGCAGATGCTCGGCTTCGACGTGTCAGGAACCGGCGTGTGCGAGATGCGTATGGGCTGGGATCAGCGTAACTTTGCCGCCATGACGACCGCCTACGAAATTAATGCCGACACCGTGACCGATGGGTACATTGCGATGGCGATGGCCTCGCCGTCCTTCTCGATGGAGCTTACATTCCGCTCTGCCGACAACACGACTGCAAGCGAGTGGCTGGCCTCTAACCTGTATTTCAACGACTTCCGGATGATGAGCAACTGATGGCCGACGGGACGCCCAACGCGACCCTGCCGAAGCCGCCGAGCCATATCCGGCCGCCTTCGATGGCTGACGTGTGGCAGATATGCGCCAACCTGCGTCCGGACGAAATCGAGCAGTACATGGCACTCTCGTTCGAGCGCGAGTGGAATTTCGAGGATGCCGCGCGCCGGTTCGATCGAAAGGGCGGCCACAAAATATGCCTGTTTGCCGACGACGGATCGCCCATCATGGTTGCTGGCTGGGAACCGCTGGTGCCCGGCACGTTCGACGGTTGGATGATCGGAACCGAGGAGGGCTGGTCGAAATACGGACTGGCGATCACTCGCGTAACCCGGTGGGGCATGGACTATCTCATGGCCTCCGGTGCCCGCCGTCTGCAGATCGCTACGCTCGCCCACCGAGAGCGGGCTTGCGAATGGTATGAGAGAGGGCTCAAAATGCGCGAGGAAGGCACTCAGGCCCAATACGGCCGCCACGGTGAGGACGTGGCAACTTTCGTCAGGCTTCGGAGTGCGACCCCATGAATGGCGGCAATAACAACGCCCAGCGCGATGCCCAGCGAGAGGAAGATCGCCGCCGGGCCGAAATAACGCGCAATACCCAGCAGGCGAACGCGATATTCGACTCGCCAGAGCGCCAGGCGCAATACGACGACTTCTACGGCGCCACCCGCGAACTGGGCATGCAGGACTTGGACAAGCAGAAGTCCAATGCCGACCGACAGGCTAAATTCGCGCTGGCACGCTCCGGGCAGACCGGCGGGTCTCGCGCCAGAGACGTGGGCACTTCACTGGGCGAGGATTACATCAAGGGGCTCCTGACCGTCGATCAGCGCGCACTGGCAGGCAAGTCCGACCTTATGTCCGCCGACAACGCCTCGCGCCAGAACGTCCTGTCGATGGTGATGTCGGGCATGGATCTGACCACGGCGAACTCGAATGCTGCATCGGCTCTACGATCGAATCTGGAGTCAGGCAAGGCGACCCGACTGGCTGGCGGGCTTGGCGATCTATTCGGTGGGGTCAGTACGCTGGCTCAGAAATCCGATGAGGAGCGCATCCGCCGCCAGGCCGAGCGCAATTACGGGCAGACGAGCTACCAGCCGTTCTGGTCTATGGGAGGTGGCGGGTGACTGACCTAGCGCCACTGCCTTGCGTGCTGACCGCGGTTGGCAACGAGCCGACGATGGAGCAGCTACAGCGCCTCCAGCATCGCATGATCGAACTCGGCGGAGACTTACATGGCCCCGAGCCGCAGCACTTCTTTGCAGATGGCGTGTACGGACGAAAGTTGGTCATCCCGGCCAGCGTCCTGCTCATGGGCAAGATGCAGCGCAAGGCGAACATTACCGTGCAGCTCTACGGGGACATCGAGGTGACCACGGACAATGGCCCGCGCCGGATCGTCGGGCAGTCCGTATTCCGTGCGCCGCCGATGACGAAGCGGCTTGGCTGGACGCATGCCGAGACCGCGTGGATCACCTTTCACGCCACTGACCAGACCGACATTCTGATGGTCGAGCAAGAACTGATCGTGCCCGAGTCGGCCATGATCGAAGGAGACCAGCCATGACGTGGTGGGCAGTAGGCGTAGCCGTCGTCTCGGCGGGCATCGGAATCTACAACCAGGAACAGGTCGCCAATAAGCAGGACCAGAATCTGGCGATGCAGATTCGCAACCAATCCAAGGAACAGCAGGGCGCGGAAGGCAAGATCCGAGAGATGCTGACCAAGCTCTCCACGTCCGATAGCAAGGATGAGGAGAAGCAGCGCATGGATCAGTACCTGCAGACGCTACAGATGGGCTCGCAGGCGAACGGAATCAATCAAGGCGTCGGCGGGTTCAGCGATGCTTACCGACAGGATGCGGCAGCGGCTGCGGCTGGCTTGCAGGACTTCGGCGTGAACCGTGCTGGCCTATTGGCGCGAACCGATGCGCCGGGCCTGCAGCGCGAAGGCGAGGGCATCCTATTCGACAACACCGCATTCGACGTTCGCGGAATCGGACGCAATGCAAGCCAGCAGGCGTACCTGGATAACCTCGCGCTGAACGCCATCCGCCCCGATCCGTGGCTGAGCGCGGCGTCCGAACTGGGTGGCGCTTATGCGGGCGCGGCAATGGGCGGCAAGGGTAAGAGTGGCGCGCAGCCGATGCCGGTAGAGCGTGAAAAGATCGACCTCGTATTCTAGGAGTAGGCAATGAGCGGCTGGGCAAAACTAGGGGAGGCGCTTGCGGGCACATCGGATGCGCGCCGTGCTGACATCGAGGCGAAAACGATCAATGCGCTGGCAAGCCGGGACGCGAATGTCGCGCGGGCGAAGATTGGCATGATGAAGGCGCGGGATCAGGCGGCGCTGGGCGACTACTTTCGGCAGATCGGCATGGAGAATCCGGAGGCGTTGGCTGGCGTTGGCCGATCCGGCGTGAATCTCAATACGATCACTGGCGGGACTGGCAAGCTACAGGAGCAGCGGTTCCGTCAGGCGGCAGTAGATGCGGCAACCGGTGGTGACTACGGCGGCGCGAATTCTCAGCTCATGGGCGTCGCAAACGGCCCGGTCGCGCTTCCTTCCGTGCAGGGCGGCATGCTCCTGGGCAACCGACTGGTTCCCGGTGGAGGCGATGTTTCCGTGACGCCGGTGGGTCAGGCGCAGATCGGCGCCGACAATGCTCGCGGGCAAGCGGCGTTGATCCGTGCCAATCGCCCACCAGCCTCTCGATCCAGTGGTGGCGGCTCATCTGGCGCCCCAAAGCTGACCGAGCGCCAGAAGGGCCAGCTCGCCGACATCAAGGCGCAGAAGAAGATCGCAATGGGTGTGCTGGAGGCTACCGCCGGTGCAGCGAACCCGGCATCCGTCGCAAGCCGAACGCAAGCCGAGCAGGCGCTGGCCGAACTGAACCGGCTGGAGTCAGGCATCTACGACCAGCAGGAAGGCATTGGCGAGCGTCTGGCGCCACCGGAGCCCAGTACCGCCGAGCAGCCGATGCTGGAGGGCGACACGTTCTACAACGACCCGGCGACCGGCCAGCAGGTCAGCGTCCCGGCTCCGCGCAGCGCCCGCGTGCAGCAAGTCGGCGGCAAACCGGTGGTCGCCGTGACCAATCCTTCCGAAGCGAAGGCCGCATGGGCTAAACTCGCCCCTGGCGCAGGACTGAAGCTCCCGAACGGTACGATCCGCTGGAAGGAATGAAATGGCTGACTGGCTGGACGATCCCGAGCTTTACAAGCCTGCAAAAGCTCCGAAGTCCGGCGGCGACGACTGGCTGGACGATCCGGCGTTGTATGCGGAGGAATCTCCGGGGTTCCTGAAAACGCTGGGTAGCCAGATCGCAACCGAATGGGACAAAGGTCTCATTGCCAACGTGCGTGAGATGCCGGGCGAGGTTGTTGGTCTCGGTGAGAGTCTGGCGCGCGGCGTAGGTTCCGGACTGTCCCGACTCGGTGGTACGGCGGCGCTGATTGGCGGTATGCCTGTGGCTGTTGGTGTTGACGCCATCGCCCGCGCCGGTGGGCAGCCTACTGGGTACACCGATGCCGTTGGACGCTACGTGGACGACTCCTACGCCTATGGCGATCGCCTGCTGCGCGATGACCCGAATGCTGCGGCAATCCCGAACCAGATTACCAGCGCACTCGGCGGCATCGCTCCCGACCTTGCTATGGCCCTGATGACCGGCGGCGAGAGCGCGGTCGTCCAGCCATTGGTACAGGGAACCGTCCGACAGGGCGTCGCGCGCGCGACCGAACAGATGATCGAGCAGGGCGCCAAAGCGTCCATCGTTCCGTCCATCGAGCGCGGATCGGAGCTGGGCACCGACGTGCTGCAGGCCGGTGGATCGCTGGGCGAGGCTTTCGGCGCGGCTGGCACGGGAGCGGCCGGCACCACGGCGGCCTACCTGCTCCCCGGCGCGGCGACTGGCCGGCTTCCTGTGCGTGCGGTCGAGGGCGCGGTCGTGGAGCCATTGGGCGGCTATCTGCAGAACCAAGCTGAGAACGCCGTTCTGGATGACCGGTTGGGACTGGATCAGGAATACGACGCGCGACAGGCGTTCATGGATGCTTTCCTTGGCGGTGGCTTGGCGGTGGGCATGGGTGGCCGACCGCCGGAAGCATTGCGCGACCCGGAGGCCATGCGCACGCCAGAGGACATCGCATCCGCCGAAATCGAAACCGCACTGGATGATGAGACGTTCGCGCAGCGGCCTGCGCCGCCCG